ACTTTATCAGTATTTGCTGTAATTTTTTCAGCTTGTGCAGATGTTATACCCGTTTTAGCTGTATTAGCAGTTATAGCTGATGCTTGAGCAGAGCTAATTCCTGTTTTCGCTGTATTTGCAGTGATTGCAGATGCTTGAGCTGAACTAATTCCTGTCTTAGCAGTATTAGCTGAAATCGCAGATGCTTGACTACTTGTTATTCCTGTTTTAGCAGAGTTTGCTATTACAGCAGCCGCTTGTTCATCTGACATTGCTCCCCATGCAGAGCTTGTAGCAGCAGGTATTGAAGCATCATCCCCATCTGAAGAAGTAATTACAAGAGAACTATCAGTTGCAGTAACATCTAGATCAGTTGTAACGTTGTGATTTATATCAGATACTTTTGAACTATTGGTAGAAATTGCACTTGCTTGTGCTGCGGAAATCCCTGTCTTAGCAGTGTTCGCAGTAATTGCAGATGCCTGTGAAGAAGTAATACCTGTTTTACTAGTATTAGCAGTAATTGCACTAGCTTGTGAAGATGATATACCTGTTTTAGCACTGTTTGCAGTAATTGCTGAAGCTTGTCCTGTTGTAATCCCTGTCTTAGCAGTATTTAATGCTATAGCATCTGTTACTGATGAGTCTAAGTTTACTGTAGCTGCTCCAGAAAGTCCTCCAGAAACGTTAATATTAGTTCCACCAATTACCTCTGTAATATCTCCGATTGCACTTGATAATTCTACCCAAGAACCATTTAGACCTACATAAACCTTGTCTGATGTAGTGTTTTGGAAAATCATTCCTTCTACTACAGAAGCAGGGTTGGTGCTTAATTGTTGTAGCACCATATTAAGTGCTTGATTGTCATTGAAATCTATGTTCCCTTGAACATCTAAGTCATGTAAAAATTTAATTGCCATTGTTTTTGATTTTTTTTATTTATTTATTAATTAGTTAAAGTAAGCTTTTCCTGAAAAAGAAGCTTTGAATGTTAAAGTTATTTGATTTAATGAATCGTAATCTACTTGCCCTATTACCTTAGTTCCAGCAGAATCTACCACTGATACACTTGGAAATTTATTCAAGTTATGAGTAACAACCCATGATGAGCTTGTTGTGTTTTGAGTATGTACATAATTTTTATCTGATTCAGCAGATGATGCAGCCGCAATATACGCATTTGCTGGTGTAAATTTGAAATTACCACTTCCATCAGTTACAAGAATTTCATTTACAACTTCTAAATCTGTAGTTATAAAACTAAATCCTGAGTCTACATCTTCAACAGGTGTTGTAGTAGTTAAATTTGGAACTCCTGTTACAGTTACAACTCCAGAATTATCATCTACAGCAGTAAAACTAGCGTGTGCATCTAAAGTAGATTGTAAAGCATCAGCTACTTGAATATCAGATGCTCCTGTGCCTATTGATGTTAAATCTACTTCAATTACACCTCCAAATCCAGATGGAATTGCCATAGCTTCTGCACTAACTATTTTAAAATACACTGCATATCGCACTGCATCTTCACTAGAATATAAACTAAAGTATCTTAAATGTAAACTATTATTTATATCTGCCAAACAAACTACACTATGCGTACTAGTGTACCCAGCTTTTACCCAATCTACATTACCTGTTGCATTTTTTGTAGATATTGTTCTTTTTCTAGCTGGTTTAAATCCTTTAGGATTATGTATTTGCGAGTCTTCTAGATTATTGTGGTGTTTCATTTCTTTTAATATGTTATTATCCCATGTCTTTTACTTACCCCGCTACTGCTACTACCACAACAAGATCCTGCACAACCCTTCCATTCTTTATAAATATCTTTATTGTCATCTAGATATATGTGCATTTTCTTTTTAAAAGTTTCAGCTTTTTTATATGTTTCTTGTCTTAAAAAATTAAGTTTTTTCTCACTAACAGGACTTGTGAAGTCTGCTAAATTATCCACTACTCCTTGTGAAGTAGTATTATATGTTATGTCCGGCAATATTTCAAATTTAACACAAAATGCTAAATAATCTTTAATATATGGAACTAATGTAGCATAACTACCTCCTGAAACAGCATTATACAAATCTTCTCCTAAAAATGGCTTGACATGATTAAGCTCTGCTATCTCAATAAAAGTAGATTTTATTAAGTGAGTATCAAAATTAGCATTAGTCATTGCTCTATCTACTACTTCAGTTGTCGTTATCAGTGCCATTTTCTTTGTTTTTGTCGTTATTTTCTTCTTTTTTTCCGGCTGACTTTTCTTCCATTAATTTTAACATTTCTTGCTCACTTAACTCTGGCAAATGAAATATTTCTCTTCCTTCTTTTATTGATATATATTCTGAAGGTGCTATAGCTCCTAATAATGAAACAGGAGGTTTTGTATAAAAAGATAAATCACTAACATTTATTCCTTTTTCTACCTTCAATATTTTTTTAATACATTTAAGAAACATTTGTTGTGGTTCTTTTATAACCGTACTCATAGCTATATCATAAGCTGTAAGTATTTGTTGATTGTTTCCTAATTGTCCTGCAACTTGTATTCCAGATAAAGCTGGATTCCATCTATGTGCAGATATAATATTGTCATTAGTTATTTTTTGTAATTCCATAAAAGAACCATCACTAGTGTCATTTATTACATTTACACTTGTAGCATCTCCATCTCCATTTTTTGCTATAAATAATATTTTTGAATTATCCCCAGCACCTGTTAATTTAGCAACAGCATCATCTATAAAGTCTTGTGCTTCATCCTCTCCCATGTCTGCGTTAAGTTCTACTATTGCACTTGGCATAAAACCATTTTTAAAGCGTGTAAGATTATAGACTCCTATTTGATTTGCTATACGAATATGGTCTAAGGCTGCACAATAATCTGGCATCCCATAATAATAATATGTACTTTCATAATCTGCAAAATGAATCATAGTACGATATATGTTCCCATTATCTTCTTTTTTAAAATCAGGATAAATTGGAACTTTTCTCATATCATCTGGAAATCTTCTAGCGTGTTCCCAATCTGGATGTAATAATATATGTTTGCCACCTTTGTGTACTCTTGCAGTAGTACCATCTTGATGAAAAAAGTTTAAATAACCTTGACCTACAACAACTTCCATGTAACCATTACCCAACTTCCAATAATCAGACAATACTTTTTTTGCAACATCATCCATAGACTCTCCATAAACATTAACATCTTCTAATAAAGTAGTTAATGCTTTGTTACTAGTCCTTAATCCTTCTCCTATAGTGAATGTTGTTTTTGTGCTAAGTATTGCTCTATGAGTAGAGGCAGCTCTTGACAGTTCTGAAAGTTCTTGTGGAAATAAATTATCTTTACCAAAAGGAATCCATTCATCTCTTAATACATCAGATGTAAGACTTGGCTCTTTTGGAGCATCTTTAGATACATCCTTAGAAAAGGAATATCCTAATATTTTAGGACTTCTTTTTGTAGGACTTAGTACCTTTTTTGTGTTTGATTGTTTTTTTCGGCTCATCTATGATAATTTTTTCAATTTTATTAGTGTCTTCTACTTTAATTTCGTTTTCATCTTCAAAAACTACATAGGGTTTGCCTAAAACATATAAATTTGATAATACTTTTTGACTAAATTGTGAGTCAAAACAACAATTTACAGTATTTCCAGCTATCTGAACAACTTCAGCATCAGCTGAAACAAAATAATCCTTTATGAATTTATATTTCATGACATTTTTTTGTAAAGATAAAAAAATAGGGGGGATTAACCCCCTATTCTAATAAAAATTATATTAAGATGCAGTCCAAGCTAGAGTTGTACCCGTAACCGGTTGCCAAAAATCAATACAATCAGATGTACCTGGATCAGCATTTGCTGAAGATACAACTAAAATTGCCTCTCTAGGATATTCTGCGTGAACACCAGATAATTTAACAGCAGTTCCATTAGCATCTTGAAGTCCAACACCTGTTCCTTGCTCTCCAGAAGAAAATTCTAAATATGCTTTCTTTTCAAATACTTTGTCATAACCTAATATAAAGAAGTAAGTTTCTGGTGCAGTTGCATCACAATCATCAGCATAAGTTTCAACTAAAGCGTAAACACCACAAGATTCAGTTAATTCTCTTAATCTACCATTAATTTCTTCAGTAATTTTAGGAATGTAAAATTCTAGTTCAATATTAACAAGAGTTGAACCATTCTCTCTACTTGCATTTGCAGTGAAACCAGCAGTTCCTCTATCAAACTCAAATTCGTACCAATCATCTCCTGAAAAAGCGTTAAATTCTCCTCCAGCAGCATCAGAACCAGGACCCGTACCAGCAGTAGCGTAAGCCACAGCATCTAAGTTTCCTTGTTCCATCAACCAGATTCTTTTTAAACCACCTCTTCGGTTTCTGTCGCAACATATAATTGCGTGTCCTTTAGTTAAAGCCATTTTTTTTTATTTTTTTTAAGTTAAATACTTAGGGGAGCTACTAACTCCCCTAAGGAATATATATTAATTATGCAGTTTGTACAGAACAGATTACCATTTTTGGCTCTTTAATCTCAACACCAAAAGAATAGTTCATTCTAAATCTGTTTTCTTTACAATCTCTATTGTACCACATATCAACATCTTGTACTGAAAAATCAGTTCCTACAGTAATGTTGTTTTTTGCAGTCCACATTGCAGCTTTAGTTTCTCCTACTGCATCTGGAGCTAAAGCATTTGTCATATTTGCTAATGCCGCACCATGATTAGTAATGTCAGTATCCCAAGAAGGATTAACAACTAACTCAACACCATTAAATCTTAAGTTAGAAATACCATTTTGTAAATCTGCGTAAGCAGCAACATGAGTATTAGCAGCTCTTAAAGAAGCTGCGTAGTCATCAGCAAAAGCTCTAGAACAGAAAATTACTTGCTCTGAAGCAGCTAATTCATTGTTTCTTAATGCCAACATATCTTCTAATGTTTGTAAAGCTGAAGTGTTATATAAAGCTCTGTTTGCAGCTAAAGTTACACCAGCAGTAGAACCAATATGCGTGTCCATTGCTTTCCATACACCATCACATAATGCTTGTGAAGAACCTGTAGTTCCATTGTCAGAATCTCCCCACCATAAAATTGTACTCATATCTCTTGCAATACCTTGCATGATAAGTGAAGACAAAATTTCCATCATTTTAGTTCCTGATAAATCATTTCTACTAATTCCTTGCTTAAGTAGTTGTGATTTAATATGAGAAAATAAAGATGTAGCTTTTTGCTTATGCTCAACTTCTAATCTACATAGAGATAAAACTATGTTAGTGTTATCAGAAACAGTTGCTTCTTCTTGAAAACAATCAGTATTGATTGCTTTAGTTATATTGCTAAGAGCTGAATACTTATCTAAAGTAATAGAAGCTCCATCAATATTTGTCATCACATCCATATATTTGAGGTGATCATTTTCATAAAACATTGGCTCTAAGAAATACTTTTGAGCATCTTCTTGTGTCCATGTTAAACTTGTGTTAATTACATTTGCCATTTTTTTTCTTTTTTTTAATTAATTATTTTGTAAAATAGTTTCTAGAATCTCCAGCTATTGAAGATGCTATTGAATCCCATGCGTTTTCACTTTTTTCTTCTAGTTTTGGGCTAGGGTCTTTTGAAGGAACAACATCACTAGCTACTCCCTCTAATTTAGCAACTTTATAACCAGCAATTTCTGCCTCAAGCGTTGCAATGTAACCATCCTTTTCAACTATAGAACCATTTAACTCTAAAATAGCTTTGCTTGACTCTTCAATAGACTCTTCAATAGCTTTCATTTTGTTAGACACTTCCTCATTGTCAAGAATTTTCACTTCTTTTGCCTCTGTCGTTTTATTAAACATTTCAGAAATAAAAGACTTTAGGTTTTCAAACTCTTTTTCCATTTGATTTTCTTTTTTTTGATTATTAAATAAATTATTTACAAGAGTTTTGTTCTTGTAATCATACTTGTTTATATCAAACTTAGCTGCTAGTTTGATTGGTTCTTCTACTAGGCTAATAAATCCAGCCTCTACTGCCTCTG